TCCAGATGCCCAGCCGTACGCCCCTTATGCTGAGAGTTCAAATTCTGCACTCTTGGCCAAGGGAACGACGGCTATAGCACAAAGTTCGCCCACTAACCCGGTTGCCAATTTTGGCACCGCACTAGGTGAGCTCATGAAGGATAGACTTCCGTCTATTCCTTTCTTAAAAGACCTCGAAAGGAGAGCGTCCCTGGCTTTTAAAGCAGGTGACGAATTCCTAAACGTGGTCTTCGGCTGGGAACCGCTTGTTGCCGATATCAAAGATACGGCAAAGGCATTGACTCACGCTCGAACTGTTATTAAGCAGTTTGAGCGCGATGCCGGTAAGCAAGTTCGACGTCGCTTTGTGTTTCCCACGGAGTATTCGGTAGAGACTATACAAGTCGCATCCTACGCAGAGCCCTGGTATGGGCCTACGTCGTCTGGACCGGCTAGTACCTCTATCGGCGGTGGGCCCTTGATGAGAACGCGCGAGACGACCAAAGAAATTTGGTTCTCTGGTGCATTCACATATCACATGCCAAAAGGCTATTTTAGCCTTGGTGCAGGTGATGTACAAGGCAAGCTCGATAAGTTACTCGGGCTTGATCTGACTCCCTCACTAGTGTGGGAGTTAGCGCCCTGGAGCTGGGCCGTAGATTGGGTCACCAACATTGGGGATGGAATATCCAACCTCTCTGCTTGGACCCAGTTCGGTCAGGTTCTGCGGTATGGGTATATCATGGAAACAACTTCCGTGAGAGATACCTATACCCTAACACCGTCGGGGGGCGATAAGTCCTCCATTGCGGTGGTAGCTCCAGTCGTACTTGAATCTATTGTCAAGAAACGGCTGAAGGCGAACCCCTATGGATTCGGCGTGACCTGGGAAGGGTTAAACCCTATCCAGCTCGCCATCCTTGGTGCTTTAGGTATTACAAAGCACTAAAGGCGGTGTGTACACACTGCTGAAAACCACCAACAGTGGCCACGTGCCACAAGGAGTTGTGCCTAATGTCCCTGACCGATCCACAGTCAATCACGATCGCCACAGTGCCGATCTCTCTTCCAAGGACATTTGTCCAAGGAGGGAAGTCGACATATGAGTCGAGTGATGGACTGGTGAAAGAGACGTTCTCGACCACCCCGGGAAACCGGGGCCGGAAGCGACATCTCTTTCGGCTCGACCACTCGAAGTTGACTCCCAATCCGTTTGACACCAGTAACAACGTGGAGGTGTCGATGTCCTGTTACATGGTCATCGACGTACCGCCAGATGGTTACAGTGCTACGGAGAAGAAGCAGCCTGTTGATGGGTTTCTGACCCAGCTGCAGGCATCTTCGGGTGCTCTCATCACCAGAGTTCTGGGTGGTGAGAGTTAGGATTCGAACCCCTTAATAAAGGATGAAAGGCCATCCACACGACGCTTACCGCGCCGTACCGGATCAAGCCATAATCCTAAAGGAGGTACTCGTATGGCTACAGATCGTCGAATTCCTTCGAACGACCGGCGCCATCGAGACCCCGGATCGAGAGACCGGAAAGATGACAAATCTTTCTGGAGACCTCGATCTAGGGTGGTTGCCATAGCCCTTGCGGGCTTGGTAATCTTTTCGGATCCTGGGTTCATTGGCTTTGTTGGAGAATGGATTTCCAACAATTGCTTTTGAGTCTACGGCCATTAGGCTAAGGAAAGACCACCTCTAGATAAGGAGGGGCTTTGAAAAGCCTAATGCAACTCTGGATTCGGGTAGCGGATGAATCCGCTACTCATTGCTGCACTAGCGCCGTTCGCGACAAAAGATACGTCGCGAAACGGGTCAAACACGAAGGGTTGTCGTTTCTAACGATAACCCTACCTACCTTCGGCAAGAGCCTTGAAAGGGCTCTGGACCAAGGGTACGTAGATCGCAACTTGTTCATGGGTTTCCCATGGCAAGCAGGTCTCCCCCGATTTCTCGGAGGTTTCCTCGATCAAGTGTTTGACCGCCGTGCTGGTGTGCTTCTGGATGATCCCAACGTTGTTGCAATTCGATCCATCCGTCAACTGACGTTGATGTTTGGAAAGATCCTTGTACCGTGCAGCGATGCACGGATACGAGGTGCAATGGATGGGTACATCCAGTGTGACAAGGAAGTACAGATCTCGGATGCGGCGATAACCGACTCCATGTGGAGCGACTTTCGTCGAGTAACGAGATTGCTATATGGAGAATTGTTTGAAGTCTTAGACAGAGATGTCTTTGACAGAACTCTTCTCCCTAAGCACGGACCAGGTGTCACTGCTGATCGTATTCTGGGTAACCAGAAATACTTACAGCAGACCTGGCCCGCTCGGCTTGAGCGCTACTTTCCTTATGGAGAGTATGCCTTGGCGAATTCGCGAATTGCGGATCGCACTCAAGTCGTCTTCCTGGAACCCGGTCAGGAGTTCCCCGCTAGGGTTATTCCTGTTCCTAAAACGCTCAAGAC